ATGGGGATCTCTGCCGTCAAAACATTTTTTTTCCAGCGTAGCGATGGAAAAAAAGTCGAGCTCGCGGTTCCTAGCTCACTGAATCAGGGTCTTGTTTCCAAGATTCGAACCGAGGAATATTCGGTTTACTTGGTGCGTACCGGTCGAGAGGTATCGGAAATAGAGTGTGTCGGAGTGGTGGCTGAAGGAAAGTCGGCAGGTTTTCTGATCGCTTCTTCGGCGATACTTTCATCCGAAAATCCGCATAACACTGACCCCGTATATGCCGCATATAGCTTAATTGTAGCTAACGCGGTTTGCGATCTTTCAAGAACCGATAATTTCGAGCTTGCAGGCAGCGATCATGCAAGCGCCAGGAATTCATCTGATGTTTTTGCTCGGGATTGTTATTATCTTGTTATTTGGAATAAGAAGATAAAAAATCCTCATTCTTTTTTTAAGGACTACGCTGTATCTCTGTGCGAAAATGGATTGATACTTTCTCCGAATAGGCTCGAAAAGATATTTCTTTGCAATCTCTTTGAGAATTTTCGGTCGGCGTTGAGAATTAGAGCGACGCCGGATCTGCCTGAGTATGTTGTTACAATTTTGGTGACGCTAATTCCATTTACCAGTAGTAGTTTTTTGAGATTTTTCTACTTGTATCAGGTGATTGAATACCTGATGGCGGAAAAGTTTGATCAAGAGGTCGCGCGCCTTCAGACGGATTTTCAGGCGGTGGCAGTCCCCTCGATTGGGGATTTAAAAGACTTAATGGAAAAATTTCAAGCGATCACAAAAGAGACTAAAAGAATAAATATGGCTCTGTTGCCAACGTGCCCTTTGACCACAATAGTTGCTGAAAAGATGCTTGGCATTTTGGGGGTGGATTTTTCGGATATGAGTTTTGCAGAAAAGATTTACAAAATTCGCAATACTCTTTTCCATGAGTATCGACGGCTTCATGGATATGATTCAGAGGTTTCGGATCTATCTGAAAATTTGTATTCCTATCTCCTTGAGCATAAGATGCCATACGCTTCGGTGTCTTAAATATGCTTTTGATCGCTGTCTTTTTTGCGTTGGTTGACATATTTTATTTTAAAAATTTTGATGTGTTCTAATTCCATTGCTGCTAAAAATTGGGATTGAAAAGTAAACGGCCCGCTTTTGCGGGCCGTCGTCATTTTGATGAGAATTGCGCAAGTTCTCTTTGTGCGGCATGTCGTCGATCATCCAAATATTCTGCGAGGTCTTGGATGCTCACGCCCTTGGGCGATTTTTGGCTGGTCGGATCAGTGCGCACTAGAGGGAGTCTAATTTCGCCAGATGCGCATCTGGCAGCCAATTTTTTGACGTCGAGGTGTGAGAAATAATCCCGCTGAACCCATGCAAGAGGAATCACGGACCGCGCGTCGTACTGAGCCATGAGCAGAAAAATGGTCTTCATTACGTTTCTTTCGGATTTTTTGCATAGGCGGCAACGCGAAGTGCCTCGATGCAGCGGCGGGCACCAAGGTATTGGTAGCCGTGCGCCTGAGTCACAGCGTTGCGATAGCCGTGAATTTGAAGCACCTTGTGCCATTGCGTCTGGTGGTAGTTGGCGACCTTCTCGCAGATGGCGAGCGCGGCCTCGTGGCTGACATTTGTCACGGCGCGCGAGGCCCAGGCGCCCGCCTCGTCGGCGGACAGCACCACGCGGTTGAGGAACTGGCTCACGAACTCGTCGGCACTGCCCTTGAAGCTGAATTGCTCCGGCATGCTCTCGGCGCCATCGGCCAGCGTGACCAGCAGGCCCAGCGCGCTCGCGATGTGGTGCTCCAGCGCGGCGCCCTTGCTGTTCGACCAGCCCGGCAGCAGGTGAATGCGATCGCACGTCACCAGCTGCGCGATGTCGGCGCGCATGCATGCGGCCCAGCCCATGTTCGGGTCGACGTTGATCTCGGCAGGGTTGATGACTTCGAGGCCGGCGACTCGCAGGGCCTTGGCCTCGGCGTGGAAGGCCGGAAAGTTGAGTTCGGCGTAGCCGGTCATCGGGCCGGCGATGTAGACGCGTCCGGCGCGCAGGGAGGTGTGTGCTGCGCTCATTGCCCGAGGCCTCCCGTCAGGCTCAGCGCGAGCAACGCCAGCGTGGCGAACGCGCAGCCCACCAGCGTGATGCGATCGGCGATGCGTGCCGCCCGCGCCTTGCGCCTGGCTCGCTCCTCGATGGTCTTCACGGCCTGGATGTCGTGGTGGTTGAGGCGGTGTGCGTTCATGCGGCCCTCCGTTGCTGCACGACGGCGATTCGCACGACGGTGGACGGGAACATGTCGGCCTGCTGTTCGGGCCGCACGTCCGCACGGCGCGGCTTGCGCCGGCCGGTCGCCTGGGCTTCGAGCAGGCCGCGCACGCGCTCGATGGTTGCGCGCACGTCGGTGGCGCAGGCCGGCAGGTAGGGCGCGGTGATGTGGACCTTGTGCGCCATCGGCGGCGCGTAGGGCTTGTGCTGCGCGATCTGTACGACGGCAGCGGTGCTGGTGCGTGGCATGGTGATGCGGCTCCGGTTGGTGGTTGAAAGGGTGGGTTGCATGGGGGAACTCATCGACCGGCCGCGGCCAGCTCGCGCATGACCGGCGCGAAGGCCTTCATGCGAGCGAGCAGGGCGTCGAGGTCGTTGGCGGGTGGTGCCTTGACTGGGGTGGCGGGCGCGATCCGGACGCACTCGGGCATGCGGAACGTGGTTCGCTCGCCGGCGATGTGGTTGACTTGCTCGATCGGCGCCGGTGGGGTGGCCTTGCGTGGCGCCGGCGGCTCGATTTCGAGGGTGTCGTGGGCCTTCGGCCACGGCAGATCGCCTCGCATCAGCAGGCGCTGCGGCTCTTCGTTGAGCCGGACCGTACAGTTATTGAAACGAGTCCAAGGGCGGCCCAGCGCTTCGCGCTCGGCCTTGTCCTGCGCGGCTTCGCTCGCGCAGGAACGCCACGCCTGCCGGCGGCTCACGAGCCAGTGCCCGACGCGCGTTTCTACGCCCACCACCGTCTTGCGGTCGATGGTCTCGCCGTAACTGTTGGTCGTGTCCTTGGTGACGCGCACGGCGCTGCGCAGCATCCATTCGCGGCGCTTGCGGCACATGCCGCCCTGGGCGCGGACGTAGCCTTCCCACGAGGCCTGAATGGCGCCTTGCTTGTGGCAGGCCCACCATGCCTTCACTGCGGCGGCGTCGCCCAGGTCGAGGCGCATCTGCGCGTGGTCGATCTGGTCCTTGGTGACCCGCCGCATTTCGCGCCACACCGACACCGGCGGCTGACCGAGAGGCTGAAACTGCCGAATCCCCCAGGTGCTGGCCCAGGCGTCGACGCGCTGCCAGCCTTTGAATTCGCGCGTGTCCATGACGTGCTCGAAGCCGTCCATGGTGTCGGTGTGCTGGCCCACGCCGGCATCGCCGCCATCCTCGGCGCCGATGTTCTTGGCCACGTACTTCGCAACGTAGCCCGCGGCGCCGCCGCGCTCCATCGCGATGAACTTGCAACGGTTGCGCACGGCGCCGGGCTCATCGCCCGCGTCGCTGAGCCAGTAGCCGCTGATGATGTCTTGAGCCTGCTGGGCCTGCTCGGGCGTATCGAACCACAGCAGCGCATGCCAATGCGGGCACCCGTCGTGATGCGGCTCGGCGACGCGGAAGCCGTAACCCGCGATGCCCTTGCGGCCCATCTTCGCGCGGGCCTTCGCCCACATGCTGCACAGCCACTGCTGCGCATCGCGGGGCGTGGCGCCCTCGTATTTATTGTTTCGGGTTGGCTTCGCCCATCGAGACTTTCCGCCCGACAGCACGGCATGAAAGCGGCTCGGGCAGGTGAGCGTGAGAAAGAGGCCGTGGTGCCCGTTCGCGTCGGCGAATTCCTCACACCCGCGAATGCGCGTCATCAGCTCGCCGCGGCGGATGTCCCGGTTGCTGGGCGACAGCGCGGCCAGCTCGGCCAGGCTGTAGACCTGTCCGGCCTCGTTGCGCATCTTCACGCGGGCCAGCAGATCGGCGTTGCGCTTGTGCTGGTCGACGCGTCGGCGGCAAGCCTCATCGCTCGCATAGCCGCCGTTGCGGTGATGGACAACGGCCAGCTTGATTGCCGCGTGCTCCACGGTGCGCGCCACCTTGCGGCGCAGCGCGCGCCGCCACCATTGCTCTGTGATGGCTCGGGCGATCAGCCCCTCGGGCGTCTTGGAGTTCGGCTTGTCGACGCCCAAGCGCTCGCAGTAGTCGAGCACCGTGTCCAGCTTGTCCTGCAGGCTCATCGGCAGGGGATGGCCGTTGAGCATGTCGTCGAGCGCCCTGGCGCAGCGGCGGGCGCGGGCGCACACCTCCGAATCGCCGACAGCCCAATGCAGGATGTCCTTGTGCTCGTGCTCGAAAGCGCGCATCGCGTCGACGCGCGCAAGGTTCCAGCTCAGCCAGTCACCGCCGACGGCCCGTACCGTGGGCTTGAGCGGCATGATGATGTCGAACGCCGGTTCCCACTGCGGCGGCAGCTCGCCGCGCATGCGCGCGTCCATTTCGCGCGCCACCCGCGCGACGTGCTGGTCGTGCGGGAGGTTGGAGCGAAGCCGCATCCAGAAGACCGGATCGGGCTTGGCGTGGCGTTTGGCGACTATGCGCATAGGGTGCCTACAAGGTCAGCGCGAAGACCGTGCGAAGGTCGTTCTGCAGCTCGCGGATGGCCTCGCCAACGGCGTTGCGCTCAAGAGGCGGCAGCTCGCGCCAGGCACGCTCCACGGCGAAGGCGATGCCGTTGACGTCGTAGCCGGCCCAGAAAAGCAGCATTGCCCGAGAGCGCTTCGAGATGCCTTCCCACTCGCGCTCAGCTGCGGTGATGTTTCGCGCATGGCTTGTGCCCTGGGCGAACTCTTCGCGCAGCTCAGCGAGCCGGGCCGCGTGGCGGGCATAAAACGGGTTGGGAACGCCATCGGCAATGTGGGCGGTGGGCTTCGCCGGGCCAGGGTTCTCGTGGTGTTGCGGTGGCTCATCGCGCGGCATGCGGTCAGCGTTCGCCGGCGGCCTGTGCGTCCGCGTCGAGGCTGTCGTTCAAGGGCCTGCCGGTATCCATGGCCGTGTGGCGCCCCGGCGTGTTGGCGGTGATGTGACCGGCCTCGACGGCGTCGATGACCCACTGCCGCATGCACGTCGTCTCTACGGCGCGATGCCCGTGCATGAAGGTGACGCGATCCAGCCAGACCTCGGAGCTGCCCCCTTCGACATGCACTACGCGCCAGCCGGCGGCCTGCAATGCGTTGGCGACGGCGTTGATCGCCCTGGGATTGCGCCAGCTCGAAAGCGTGTCCGCGGCCTGGAGCACTACCGCATTGACTCGCCGGCCGAACTGGCTGGCGCGGTAGTTGAAGAAGCTTTGCCGCACATGGTCGATCTCGATGTACGCGCCATCGGCCTGGGCCGCCTGCACGATGTCATCCAGCGCGCCGAGCTTGTCGGCCACGCGGCGAATGTCTGCAAGCCGGTTGGCATGCCGGTCGTGCTCGCGCAGCAGTACGCGGTCGAGCAGCGGCAGGCGCGCGGCGTCTTCGCGAGAGAGCTTCGACACCTTCGGAACGTCAATGCGTTGGGCTGGCTTCTCGGCGAAGCGGCGGGCGGTGAGGGACATGACTTCGGCTCCTGTGCTGAAAAAGGCGTGAGAAGGGCCGCACGCCTTGAAAAAGGCGCGTGGCAGGGGGTGGGCAGAGGGGAAGCGCCGCGAGGGCGCGGACTAGATCAGTCGGGCGGGGCGCCACTCATGGCGCCGCCCGTGCCCCAGTCGTTGGTGGGCGTGTGCAGGTTCGCGACGTAGGCGGCTTCGTCGTCGGCGACGTTGCCTTCGTCCGCCAGCGCCAGGGCGAGCTGGCCGCGGCGGATATGGCGCGACAGCGGCAGCGAAACGTCGGCCGCGGGAATGCTGGAGAGCACCAGCACGCGCTGAAACTCCAGCGTTGCCACGCCCGTGAAGCCGCACCGCCAGTTGCGGCAGCGGTAGGTGATCTCGCGCATGGTCTTGCTCATTGCGCGGCTGTCGCAGGCCACGCAGCGGGTGCCGCAGTGCGGGCACTCGATGGTGATGCGCATGTAGCGGTTGCCGGCTTCGCCGGCCTGCTCGTGAAGGCTCTCGCTCATTGCCGCTTTCCTCCCGAGGCAACCAGACGGGGGCCGCGACGGCGGCCGGTGATGTGTTCGATGCCCTTGCGCAGCCGGGTCCGCACCAGCCATTCGATGGCTTCTGCGACGTCCGCCAGACCTTGCTCCCGGCGCACCCGGTCGAACACGTCGTGTTCGGCGTCGGTGAGTTCGATCTCTGTGGACGTCATCTTTTCGTCAGACATTCGGCGTTGGTTGCGCTGGCTTCAGGCCGCGTTGATGCGGCTGGGCTTAGCCCGCGGCGCGGGGCAGACTGGCGTCGGCCTTGGGTTCCTGGCCGAAGAAGGCGTCGGCCAGCATTTCCTCGGCCTGGCGCATGGCCAGCTCGCGGATGAGCGTCGAGGTCTGCGCGCCGGTCATCTTGGACAGGATTCGCAGCAACTCGTCTTCGTAGTCGTCAAACCGGACGGTCTGGCGGTTGTCGCGCACGCGCTTGGGATCGGGGTACATCGTCGAGAGTCCTTCGGGCAAAGGAGGGGAGAGACTGGTGCGGTGGGTCAGGCGGCGGACGTAGCGGCGCCGGCCTGCTCGGCCTCGTACTGCGCGAGGCCCTTGAGGTAGACGCGGCGCGCGAAATTGCCGAGGGAACGGCCCTCGCGCGCTGCGTATTGCTGAGTGCGTTCTTTCTCGTCCGGGGCGAGGCGCATCGCGATGGGCGCTTCGTTGACGAGGCGGATCTCGGGTGGAAGCTGGGGGCGACCACGGCGACGGGCGGTGTGAGCCATGCGTTTAATATCCGAACGGATTAATTTGTGTGTGCGGCGGACTTTATCACTCGAATGGATGAAGTTCAACCAGTTTTTATCCATATGGGTGATTTTTCGTCTCGACTGAGGGAAGAGCGCAAGCGCCTTGGCCTGTCGCAAGAGGCCCTGGCAGAGCTTGGCGGCGTGAAGCTGAACGCTCAGTCGAACTACGAGACGGGGAAGCGCGCGCCCGATGCGGACTACCTGACTCGTGTAGCTGCGCACGGAGTCGATGTGGCGTTCTTGTTTTCGGGCCAGCGGATGCTCGCCGGAAGAGGTGCGCCTGCAAATGACGAGCGGCAGCCAGCAGCGACGGGGGAGACTGTCATGCGGGTTGTCACGCGGGAAGAGGCCTCACTGCTAGATAACTATGAAGCGGCGGACGAGCGAGGCCGAGCCGCAGCGCGCAGCGTTCTTGATGCGCTCGCGCAACCGAAGAGGGCCAACGGGTAGGCTGGGTCTGGTCCTCTGGACCTTGGCCCGTTGGTTGTTTATGGCAATGGGGGACGCCGCGACCGAAGCGGCGGAGTAGGGGAACTGATGCGACGCTTGCTTGTAGCGCTATCGATCGTTAGCGGGCTGCTGTTCTCGGCGGCGCCTGCCGCGGCCCAGGCGGAGCTGAAGGTCGGCATGTTGGTGAAAGCTGCGCCTGGCGATCAGTTCTTTTGCACCACGGAGGCCGATGTTCAGAAAGCCCTCAAGCTCCGAGCCCAAGGCGGCATGAGCCGTTTCGATCTCCATAAGGCGCTCTACAAGTTCGTCTGCCTGGCGCTCACAGATTCCCAGGTTCTCAGGATCGTTGCGATAACGCCTGGGGCCATTGAGTTCGTCAACTCCGCGAGTAAGGCGGATACACCGAGCCTGTGGACGGATCGCTCTGCGTTCGTACCGTACAGCCCGACGCGCTGAGAAGGCTGCGCCGAATGAATGCGCCGGATAGAGCGATATAGGAGGGGCCGATGCAGCGGGTTCTCTTGGCGCTATCGATTCTCTTTGCCTTCTTGCCCGTAGCGAATGTGCAAGCCGCCCGGGTTGACCAACTGATCGAAGAGATGGCGCGGCGCAACCGCGCCCAGGATGAGGCTGAGAGTCGGGAGGAAGAGGTGGAGGAGCGGCGGCGTGCGCGAGCAGAGGCGGATGCCGCCCTCGCACCCGCGCAGCGCGCGCCTCAGCGCCGGGTCGTCACTTCAGAGCGAGAGAGCAAACCGGCGCCTCGTCCGGCGCGGGCCGAAGTGCATCGTAGCGCACCCCGTGAAACCTATCGGTCTGTTGGGCGTGGCTCTGGTGGATGTGGGAGCCGCGGCGGCCCAGGCTGGCGCAAGCCCAATGGTCAATGCGCGAGTTGGCGCGACTGAAGCCTGCGCGCGACCGGAGACTTGAGGAGCCTGCAATATGAAGCTTGTTTCGATGACGGTAGCAAACTTTCGTTGCTACAAGGATCCGATGACTTTGTCGTTCGACGAGTTAACCACTCTGGTCGGGCGAAACGATGTCGGCAAGTCGGCTCTGCTGGAAGCACTTGACATCTTCTTCAATGACAGGCCTCTCGACAAGAACGATGCCGCCAAAGGGGGCAATGCGAAGGCCGTATCTATCACGTGTGTTTTCGGGCGACTTCCTCCAGAACTGATACTCGACGAGAGCGCTCCGACTAACCTGAGCGACGAACACTTGCTCAATGCCGATGGCGATTTAGAAATCACCAAGGCCTATAACTGCTCCATAGAAAAGCCAAAGCTCGTCGCGTTGCGTCTCAAGGCCGTTCATCCCCGCGCGGAAAAACTTAAGGACCTCCTTGCTTTAAAGGTTGACGAGCTAAAGGCCAGAGCCTTGGAAGTAGGCGTGGACATGACAGCGGTAAACAAGGCCGTCAAGCGTGATCTGCGAAACGCGATTCGGACGAAAGTCGGGAAACTGGAGGCCGCAGATAGCGATCTGCTGTTCGGTGGTGACGGTGTTGACGAAAAGAGCAATATTCCAAAAGTGTGGGATGGCTTGAAAGCGGCGTTGCCTCTGTATGCGTTGTTCAAGAGCGACCGGCAGAGCTCTGATCAGGACGTAGAAGCGCAAGACCCGTTGAGGCTCGCAATCAAGGAGGCGGTGGCCGCGAAGGCTACAGAATTGCAGGCAGTCATGACATTCGTTGAGCAAGAGGTCAAGAAGGTTGCTGATCTCACGCTGAAGAAGCTGAGAGAGATGGATCCTGCTGTCGCTGCCACGCTTGAACCGAAGTTTGAGAGACCTAACTGGGCCACTCTAATAAAAGCGAGCATCACCGGCGACGATGAAATACCGCTTAACAAACGAGGTAGTGGTGTGCGCCGCCTAATTCTGTTGAATTTCTTTCGAGCGAAGGCTGAGCGGATCATGCGTGAAAAGGAAGCGCATTCGACAATCTACGCGGTCGAAGAGCCGGAAACCAGCCAGCATCCGCACAATCAGCGTCTGTTGATGCGTGCGCTTCAGCAGCTAGCTGTGGGCGACGACCAAGTGATCGTAACTACCCATACTCCGACCCTCGCACGCGCACTTCCCAGTACCAGTCTGAGATTTTTAAGCCGGGCGGCAGATGGCGTACGGAGCATCCAGGTCGGTGGAGTGGACGCAGTAAATACAGCTATAGCCTCTAGCCTAGGCGTGCTGCCAGACCACACCGTGAAAGTTTTCATTGTCGTGGAAGGGGTCCATGACATCACATTCATAAAGAGCTTGTGCAAGATGTTTCGATCACACGGAACGTCAGTGCCCGATCTCGAAGCGCTCGAGCTAACAGGTGAGGTGGTATTTGTACCCTCAGGTGGCGCAGGTAATCTGGCGCTATGGTCTTCGCGTCTCCACGCACTCAATCGTCCTGAGTTCCATCTGTATGACCGCGACGCCCCCTCAGCGGCGACCCCGAAGCATCAGGCCGCTGTCGACGCTGTGAACCAGCGCCCCGGCTGCAAGGGGGTATCCACTTCCAGAAATGAGATGGAGAACTTCGTTCATCACAAAGCGATCAACGCATGCGCGCAAGCGCTGCAGCTTGCATGCGATCTTGGGGTGCCATATGGTCCCGACGACGATGTCCCAGAGCTGTTGAAGGACGAGCTAAATCTCCACGCACCTCAAAACGCCAAGTGGGGACAGAACAAGGTGAAGGCGTGGCTTGCGAGTACGGTGGTGCCGACTATGGACGCCGTCATGCTTGGTGAAGTGGATCCGGCTGGAGAAATGCGCGGCTGGCTGTCGGAGATTGAACTCATGCTCGCAACACAACCAGCGCCACAGGTCGGCTGAAACCGCGCAAGTTCTCCGCGCCATCGGCCACGCCTAGGATGACCAATTTATGAACGATCCGCTTGAAGCAGCCACAAAAAATCTGCCGGTGGCTCAAGCCAGTCAAACTTCTCTCGCCCTGCATACCCTGGGTTGGAAGGCGTTTCAAGATCTGTGCGCCCAGGTTTGCGAAGTAGTGCTGGGCCGACCGGTCGGCGTCTATCGAGAGGCGCAGGACGGTGGACAGGATGCCACTTTTACTAGTAAGCCGGCCACGACAGGCGGTGTAGTAGAGGCGGCGACGATTCAATGCAAGTTCTCCAGCGACCCAGCGCGAAAGTTGCGGGCTAGCGATCTCGCTGCGGAGCGAAAACATGTAACGGAGCTGGTTGCAAAAGGATTGGCTTCGACCTATTGCTTCATAACCAATATGAGCGTCGATGCTCCGGTTGCTGCTGAGATCTGCGCCGAACTCTCTCGGCTTGGGGTTCAGGAGGCCCAGGTGTTTGGGCGAGAGTGGTTAACCCTAAAGATCCGCGAGAGCGCTCGGTTGCGTGCTCTGGTTCCGCGCATTTATGGATTGGGAGATCTGTCAGTAATCTTGGATGAACGCCGTGCCCAGCAGACCGAGGCCTTGCTTGGACACCTAATGCCATCGCTCCGAACTTACGTGCCGACTGCAGCTCATAGGCAGGCTGTCCGAATACTCGGAGAGACAGGAATCGTGCTGCTGATTGGTGCACCGGCCACGGGCAAATCGATGATTGCGGCAATTCTTGCCACAACGGCACTTGGGGGTGAAGGTCATCGGACTTTCCAGTTGGACGGCCCAGGTGAACTGACGGAATTCTGGAATCCGAACGAGACTGGACGCTTCTACTGGATCGACGACGCCTTTGGCCCGAATCAGCTTAGAAGTGACTACGTGGACCACTGGATCGCGATGATGAACAAGGTAAAGACGGCATTGAATGCTGGCAATCGCTTTGTACTGACCTCACGGCAGCACATCTGGCGAGAGGCGAAGTTGAAGCTTGGCATTAGAAATCATCACAAGCTTGCAGATGAAAGCGCCGTTGTCAATGTGAGTGCGCTGAGTCCCGATGAGCGAGCTCAGATCATCTACAACCACGTCAAGAGCGGCAATCAACTTAAGGAATGGAAGGCGCGAATCAAGCCACACTTGGCAAGTATCGCCAGCTCGACCGATCTGCTGCCCGAAATCGCGCGTCGACTTGGTGATCGAAGTTACACGTCCGGCATTCGCACATTGCCGTCGGATCTGATCAGGTTTGTTTCGGTGCCAACAGCATTTCTCAAAGAGACGCTTCACGAGTTAACGGAAGCGCAGCGCGCTGCACTTACTGCAATCTTCTTGTTCCGATCGAGGCTGCCAGTGCACACCGGTCAGGATGTCCATATTTCACTGGTGTGTGACAAGTTCGGAGTCAGGCAAGGAGATGTGAATGAGGCGCTGACACAACTCGACGGCAGCTTCATTCGTCAGAAGCCAGACGGCAACTTGAGGATCTGGACCTTCGCACATCCAACGATCGCGGATGCACTCGCAGAGATTCTGCGAGACCGGCCAGACCTGCTTGAACTCTATATACAAGGCACACGCATAGAGGTCCTACTAGCGGAAGCGACCTGTGAAGGTGCGGCAAAGGTTCAAGACGCCATCGTGATTCCAACGTCAATCAATGCGTTGCTAGTCGCACGAATCGTCGAGATGCCTGACGACGTGGACCTCAACAAAATCTTGTTTTCCTTCCTGGCAGTACGAGCGAGTGAAGCCGTGCTGCGCGAGGTTGTTGCCGCTAATCCGAGCATCGTTCGCCGCAAGTCCGGGGCACATTGGCGTGTGTTGTTCGACGGACGCATCATGCTTTGTGCACGACTGCACAAGTTGAGGCTCCTACAGGAAGATTTGCGCGAGGAAGTGGCACAAGAATTGGAGCATGCTCTCCTATACAGCCAAGATGCATCAGTGCTTGATCAGGACGATGTACTTGCGCTGTTTGCTCCCAGTCAATTGCTTACGCTGGCAATGAAACTCTATGAGAGTCTTGCGAGCGATATACCGGATCGTATCGATGACCTTGTGGGAGACGCCGACCTGACTATTGAGCCAAGTGACAACTTCGGTGAGATTAGCTATTACGTCCAACGTATCCAGGCAGCATTCTCTGACCTGAAAATGGTCTCGGAGGCGGTTGCAAGCGTCGAGTCGGCAATCAACAAGGGGATAGCGAGAATTGCCGCCCGCAAGGAAGAAGAGGACGAATCCACGGAGTGGGTGGGCGAGGATATTGCGCCCAAGGTGGTAACTGCGCCTGCAAGTGACAGATCAATATTCTCTGACGTTGATCTTTAAAGCGATCTATCCCTGAAGTTTCGCATGCTCTCGGGGGTCAGGAAGTCTTGACGCCGATTCGTGGCACCCGTGGACGGCTCGTGCGCGCGGGGCGCGCTCAACTAAGCAGGAACTTGGAATTCTTCTCTTAGAGCGAAGCGATCGAGTGGGCACATCGCCCCAAGTACGCCTCCAAATCGAAGCCGCCCCAAGCGAAGAACTAGCTTGAGATTATCTGGGAAGCGACATCAGAAAGTTGTCCGCAATCTCGAACAAGCAGTCTGTGGGGTCGCCACCTCGCTCCTTCATATGAAGCATGCCGCAAACCGTGTCGTCATCGATTATCAACATCAATTTGCCGTGCTCACGCATGGCTCCGCGGGTCATCTGGACTGCATGATCGTCAGCCCCTACCCGAGTAAAAATGATCGCCATTCGTCTCAGTCCGCGTTCGAGTAGATACTTTTCTGTCGTAAGGATCTGCCCTTGCTTGATTTTTCCCGAGTAGTTCTTGAACTCAAAAAGCGCATAGCGGCTGTTGAGGTGGTCGATCGCAAATTTCCAGAACTCGGTGGTAGGTCGCACTCGACAGATGAAGTCGTATCGGTTTAGACCGTCGTCGGTTCGCTTCTGTTTGTGCCATCCGTGAAGATCGTTCGGAAACAGGTACTTGAGAATCTTCTCGCAGACACGCTCATACTGCTGCCAGGCCCCTTTACCGCGCTTTATGCTCCTGAGCTCGTTGCAAAGCCTCGATCCCTCGGTGTCTTGTTGACGGTTTGCAATGTCCTCAAGTGGCCGTTCGCTTCTTCGGGGGTCTAAGTTTGCCGAAGCATTGACGTAGGGGTCGCTTGGATCGGCCTCGACCAACGCGTCAAGTTCTTCCGCAAGTTGTGGATATGCTGCTACCCAGTTCCGCAGGTCGACTTGATCCACGAAGACCACGCTGAACTTTTTCTCGAATGCTTGCCGCAGTTCGGGGGTAAGGACACAGGACATTACGAGCATGGCCTTCGAAGCGCGAGCTTTGAGCCCGTTCTTAACGAGGCGAGTTGCCGCAGTCTCTATGAGGGTCGGTTGAGCTCGGACCGTTCGATAGAACTTCACCTCTATGGCCCACTGCTCGTTATCGATTACTGCTTGCAGATCGTAGCCGTCGTCTCCCCTGCGTGAATTTATTGTGGTGGGGATGCCATTTGCCGCCAAAATGCGACTCACCAGGTTTTCGAAATCTCTCCAGGGCGAGGGAGGTTGTTGCATTTCGGAGCTCCTTGCTGGGTCAGTTGCCGAGGCTGATGTTCAATCGAAGATTGCGATGTTCAAAGCCTACACGCGAAAGCAGAAAACCTCATCCGCATTAGTTCTGAGCGCTCCGTTTTGCAGCTTGGCTATTCCGTCTTGAACTCCTGAGATCTGTGGTGATCCATGTACTTCTCGTGCTCGGGCTGCAGAGCGACCTTCATTGACGATGTGATGCCGAGTTTGTTTGCTTCAGTGAAGAGGGGGGAAATGCGAATAGCCCCGTTCGTTTCGAATGTGATAAACCCTTTGTCGAAGGCTTTGTCCAAATTTGGTGACAGCAGCAAGCCGTTCCACTCGTCTAGTCGCTCCCTGTCCGTTGACTTTTTCCACGGCTTGATGTGAGACGCGACAAGAAGGCTGGTGTCCCTGAATCCTGTAACAGCACACGCAGTCCAATGCAAAAGTACCTTGTCTCGGAAAACTCCCTGTCCGATCCTGGACTGGATGAGTGCCGCCTTTTGGGTCGCTGATGCGACTTGATCGCAAATGATCTGTTCAAGGTCGACTTGAAGATCGTCGCTACCGTTGCTCTCAAGGTACGAGGCGAACTGAGACAACGTGGCGCTGTACATGTGATGTCCGCGCGCGTTTCGTTCTTTGAAGACGGTCAATTCCTGGATGTCCGCGGCGAGAGCGCTGAGGGACGACGAACTCGTCAATGAGGTAAGCGGTCCCGAGATCAAGCCGCCAGCGATCGCCCATTCGGACAATGCGCCACGAAGCGCTCCGTCGTAGCTCTTCGCGGAGGACTTCGAAAGCCCCTTGTGGATCATCCAATCGTAGAAGTTCATATGCAAAAGGCGGAGCAGGGTTTGGCAATTTTCGCCCAGGCGTAAAACGAGAGCACTTTGTGGATCTGCAGCTCTTACCGGGCGTCGCAGGGCGCACCGTCTGGCCTACAGTGCTGCCATGTCGTGCCATCTTTCTGAATAGCTGCCGCGGTCGTCATTTGTCGACGCCTGCGCCTTCTTGCCCCTCGACGCCTTCGGCCTGCTCGGTCTCTAGCGTGAGCTGACTGACATAGCCCGCCTGGTCGATCGTGTGCCGCACGCTGGCCACGATCCACGGCGTCTCGTCGATCTTCTGCTTGTATCCGGCCACGCGCGCGGGTCGCTGTGGCGTGATGTCGGCGCGGCCGTACGCGAGGGTAATCTCAAAATCGAAGATCCCACGCTGTATGCGCAGCCACTCGGCGCGGGCTGCTGCCAGGGCGTCCGCTTCGCTGGCGAAGGTCGTTCGCAGCTCCTTCGCGCGGCCGCTCAGGCCAGCGATGACGCTGCTGCGGCGGCCGGTCTTGATGTTGTTCCACCAAGCTTTCACGCCGCTGTACGCATCGCGATCTGCGCGGCTCCAGCGGTGCCTGTCGCCGTCCTGCCGCGTGATGACTACCGGCGGCAGCACCTTGCCGCTCGGCGTGCGCGCGGCGCGCGCCTGGCTGAACAGGAGCTTGCCGTTCTTCACGGTGCACAGGCAGTCGTAGGTTTGGGCGAGCCGGCGAAGAAAGGACGCGTCCGATTCGCCGAGCTGGTCTGCGTGCTTCACCTTGCGCGAGGCGATTTCCTTGGCGACGACGGCCTCGATGCGGTTGCGCTTGGCCACGCTGTTGACGATGGCGCCGACGGTGGTCTTGTGCCATGACTCATCGCGCAGGGTGCGCAGGCTGTCGAGCAGGTTGGCGGCACGTGCGCGGATGGTGATCTCGTCGGGCGTGCCGGCGTATTCCACTGCCTGCACTGTGTAGGCGCCTTTTTCCACCAGCCCGACGGGGAAGCCCATTTCTTCGGTGGTTAGCTGGCGGTAGGGCGCTGCGTTGGGCTCTGCGAGCCAGCCGAGGGCCACTTCGACGGTGTCGCCGGTCTCCGGCAGCTCTACGGCGCCGTCGTGGTCGCTCACGACGAGCTCGACCTCGTCGGCATCGTTCTGCCGGTCATCGGTGATGGTGAGGCGCACGAAGCGCGGCAGGATGCGATCGGACACGTTGGCGCCGTTGACGGTGATGCGCCAGATGGGCGTGAGGTGCGCCGCGGCGCGCCGGGTGTCGCGTCTGCAGCTGTTGGCGCTGACGTTGACCGTCGGCAGCGTTGCGGTGATGGCGTCTACGTCGGACATGGTCTGTTCACACCACGCTGGCGCCCACGCCCAGCGACAGGCCCGTGTTGTCCGCCGCGTCCTGCAGCAGAGCGCCCAGGTCGCCCATGCTGTCGGCGATGAGCTGCTCAGCGACTTCCTGGGCGTCTTGGTCGACGCGCTGCAGGGTGAGGGTGAACTCGATGCGGCGCGCTTCGCCGGTCTCGAAAAAGAGGGTTCGGGTTTCCTGCAGCTCGGTGATGACGAAGGCGCCGTAGATGGTGCCGGTGCCTTCCACCAGCACCCATGCGGCGCCCTGGTCGGCCATGAGGCGCAGCACCGACAGGCTGGCCGCGGTGCCGGCGAACTCGGGCACCACGATGCCATTGAGCGTGATGATGTCGTCGCCGGGCCCGAGGTACTGCGAGGCGTTGCGGGCGCCCACGAGGGGCTGCGAGGCGTGCTTCCAGCTGCTGCGCCGCTGAAGCTCTTGATAGCTCATTGTGTCGAGCATGAAGACGAAGAGGCCGAGGCAGAGCATGGCGGGCGTCAGTTGTCGTAGTCGATGAAGGCGCCGCGGGCTCGCGCGCGCTTGTCGGCGTCGCGCTTGTCGAGTTCGGCGCGGATGGCGCGCGCAAGCTGCGCGGCATCCGCACCGGGCGCTGCAGTAATGTGGATGGTGATGGTGTCGCCCTGCACGACGACACCGCCGGCGGCCCGGCCGATGGGCGCGGCCGCGAGCGGCGCGCGGGTGTCGAAGTTGCCGGGGGCGAGGGGGAACTCTGCCGCCATGGCGGGCATGGCCACGGCCGTTGCGCCGGCCATGCCGAGCGCCGCGACGCGCAGCAGCGGCCGGGTGCGGTCGATGCCGATGGCGGCGCCTTCGACGATGTTCTCGCCGGCCTGCATGAAGACACGCGAGGGGCTGCGGATGCCGAGCTTTTCCTTGAACCAGCCGACGGTGGAGTCGGCCGCGCCGCTGATGGTGTCTTGCACGGTGCCGAGCATGCTGGTGATGCCGCCCACCAAGCCCTGCATCATCTGCGCACCGAAGGTCGTGAACTTGGCTGGCAGCTCGATGCCGAACCACTGCATGACGCCCGCGAAGGCCTGGTAGAACAGGCCGAGGGGCGACCAGTTGACGATGGTCTGCGTGATGGTGGTCACCACGCCCGAGAACGAGCCGCCGAGCTGGTCCCAGATGATCTTCAGTCCGCCGACGATTCCGCTCCAGTTCCGATAGATCAGGTAGGCCGCGCCGGCGAGCAGCGCGATGGCGATTCCCAAGGGGTTGGCCAGCAGCAGCAGGCCCACGCGAGCGACGGCCATGCCCACACTCAGGAACGCCGACCCAAGGCGCACAAGCAGCCCGGCGCCGGAACTCAGCAGCGGGCCGACGCGAAGCATCTGGAAGCCGAAGAGGCCCAGGCCATAGCGCACCACGGCGAACGGCCCCAGCAGGGCAGCGGCGCCGAGGCTCAGCGCGCCGAAGCCTGCGGCGAGCAGACCTACCCACAGCACGGCCTTGCCGATGTACGAGGCGAGCACCGGGTTTTCCTGCGCGAACTGCGTGATGCGCTGGAGAGCGCTGCCCGCGGCGTTGAGCAGGCTGATGTAGGCTGGCAGCAGGGCGCGCCCGGCCTCCTGCATGGCGTCGTGGAAGCGGGCTTGCGCTTCGAGTTCCTGCCCGCTCAGGCTGTTTCGCGCCCTGGCGTCCAGTTCGTCGATTCCGAAGGCGCCGGCGTTGAGCTTGGCGTTCTTGTGGATCTGGTCTCTCATCATGAACATCTGAGAGAAGAGGCTCGACGCCGTGCGGTTGCTGAAGATGGAGCCGATGGCGTCGTTCACCTGGTCCTGGCTGGTGAGGCCCTTGGCGGCCAGCGCCGGCAGGAGCACCTTCTCCATCCATTCGAACTGGTTGGTGCGGAAGAGGTCGCTACCTTTCAGCGCGCCGGGGTCGAGGAACGAGACCTGCCCCGTCTTGTCGTGCTTCACCTTGGATGGGTCGCCGATCAGGTCGTACTTCATCAGGTTCTGCGCGGCGCGCTTGGTAGTGCGGCCCTGGTAGAGGTTCTGGTACGCGGACATGGTGGCCACGCCCGCGCTTGCGCCGCCCATGATCTGCACGATGGGCTCGAGCTGGTAGTACATCGCTTCGCTGGAGAGGCCCTTGGCGGCAATGCCGCCGCGCTTGATGAAGTCCAGCCATTGCGTCGAGTCGACGCGGCCACCGGTGGCGGTGATGACGCGCTGCACCATGTCGGCCTGCTGGGTGAACTCTTCCTTGCTGCTCAGGCCGTTGCGCGCCTCGATGACCTTGAGCATGTCCATGAACTTGCGTTCGTTCTCGGAGCCCTGTTCTTCGCCGAACATGGCCTTGTTCGCGAACTTCATCTTCGCCATCGCTGGCATCACCATTTCGGCGTGATGCACGTCGGCAAAGGCCGTGGTCGCGTCCAGCATCAACCCGAGGTTGTCGTTCATGCTGGTGCCGTAGGTCTTCATCCGCTTTGCGTAGTCGATGGCCTTGGTGGTCTCTTCCTTGCCAAGGCCCAGCGATTCGATGCGTGCTGTCGTCGTTTCGTACTCGCGGATCTGTTGCAGCGGCTCGGTGACGGCACGGCGGATGCCGTAGGCGGTGCCGACGCCGGCGGCGCCGGCCATGGCCAGGTGCCCGGCCGTGGCGCGGGTGCCGTTGAAGCTCTTCTGCAGCTGCGCCTTCCGGTTGCTGGCGTTGGCCAGCGCTTCGAGGCGCGCTTTCTGCTGGGCAATGGCGCTGTTCGTCGATGCGATGTCGGCCTGCAGGCGGTGCTGGTCTGCCGACAGCTTGCCGATGCCGCTGGCGGTGGCCGCGGTGCGCAGCTGCACGAGGGCATGGCGCTGCTTGTCGTAGGCGGCCGTCGCGCGGTCGACCTGGCCCTGTAGCGTGCGCGCCTGATCGCTGTTCGCGCCGTAGGTGCGCGTGACGCTGTCGAGGTTGGCGCGCAGCACCTTCAGGCTGTTGCCCTGCTTGGCCAGCTCGGCCTGGTACTTCCGGATGGCGTTGACTTGGCCGAGCTGGCCGTTGAGCAGCTTGAGGGCGTCGCGCGACTGTTTCAGGCTCGCGGCGGTGGCCTTGCTCTGGGCGTCGAGCGGCTTGAGTTCGTTGACCGCCTTGGCCGCGCCGGCCAGGATCAGCTTGAGGGTTAGTGCGGTGGCCATGGTGGTTCGATGGGGTTGCGGTCAGTCGTCGTCGTGCTTGCTGGGGGCGTAGCGCTTGCGGGCGGCCTCGCGCCAGTCCATCAACTCGGCCAGCGGGAGGCCGTCCATGTCCTGCGGGCGCCAGTGGAAGACGAGCGCCAGATCCGCCATGGCGTCCTCTACGCGCTCTGCAAGACCGCGTCCCGAACTGCTTTCTTCAACAAAAAACTGATGACCACGCCTCCCGCTTCGGACAGATCCGCGGGGTCGAGCTGTGCGCACTCGTGCGGCGTGAGGCTCGGGGAGGTGATGCGCGGCAGCAGCTTGAGCAGTTCGTCAGCGTCGGCCGCGTGCAGCCGCTGCAGGGAGAGGCCGCGCAGCTCGCCGGCGTTCGGCTTGCGCAGGACGATCTCGGCGATGGTGGTGGCGCCGCGCTGGATTGGCGTGTCGAGCGTGATGGTGTTGGGCACGCTGGGCGCGATGGTGGCGGGGGGCTGTTGGGCGTCGTCGTTCATGGTAGTGGCTCGGTTCGAATGGGAAGGGCAGGGGGCGAGGTTGCGGGCCGGCGTCAGTTGACGCCGAAGGCCATGCCGATGGCGGCGCGGATGGCGTCGTACTGGTCGGTGCCGCCGACGCGGAACACCATGCCGGGCACGTCGATCTCCAGCAGCTCCTGGGCATTGACGGTCAGCTTGTAGTAGCTCGCGGCGATGGTGAACTCGTGGTCGTTGTCTTCGCCGGCCTTTGCCTCGTTGGGGTTCCATTCGCGAAGACGGCCGCGGATGACGACTTCGGCCGCAGTGACCTGGCCGGTGGCTTCGTCCTGATAGGCGCCGGCGAAGCGGAAGATGTTGGCGCCGACGGTCTGCGACCCGAGCATCGCGATGAGCTGGGTCTTCAGGCCGCCGGCCTTGATGCCCAACTCGAGCTTTTCGTGGCCGAGGTCGATCTCGACCGGGCCATGCATGCCGCCGGCGCGGTATTCCTCGGTCTTCTTCGTGATCCTGGGAAGGGTGACGCTGGGGATCTCGCCGACCCAGCTTTCGCCATCGCCGAACATGGCGAAGTTCTTGAGTTTCTTGGGCAGTGCCATGGTGGTGCGCTCCTATGCGTGATGCGTTGACGCCGGTCAGGCGGCCTGCACGGCCGCGGCGAAGTTGGCGAGAAAGTCGTCGGTGATGGTCTGGCGGAAGCCCAGGTCTTCGAGTGGCGGCACCGGCGTATAGCGGTAGCTGATGCGCAGGCGGCCGACGAAGAGTTCTTCTTTCGGGTTGAGGTCGGGATTGATGAAGGCCTCGAAGCCGATCAGGTAGCCGCCCGTCACGAGGTCTTTGCCCTTGGCGTTGATGTTTTCGAGCATGTCCTTCACGAGCGTGGGATGCATGGGCTTGTCCACGAACGTGAAATGCGCCTCGGCCATCGTGTCCGCCAGCACCTGGGCGGTGCGGGTGTAGTTCTCGAAGAAGAACTTTCCGCCCTGGGCCTCGGTGGTGCGGTTTCCCCAGAAGCGATAGCCGCTGCGGTTGATGATGGTCGTGACTTCGAGCGCGTTGAGGTACGTCGTATCGCTACTCGGGCTCTGCAGGTCGAAGAACACGTCGGCGCTGATGCCCTGGGGGCCGTTGACCACGATGTTGGAAAGCGTCTTGTGCCAGCCGATCTGCTGATCGAGCTTGGCGCGCAGGCCCAGGGCGTACGCCGTGGCCGCTTCGACCTCGACTTCGTTCGTCGCTGTGTCCCATGCGAGGAAGTTTGGCCAGATGACCATGATTTCTCGCTTGCCGAATTTGCCGCGGTAAGCGGTCGCCTCTTCCTTTGTGGTGGCATACGCCATACCGTCCGCCTTGCGCGCCGCGACGTAAGTGAACCCCTTCAGCTGCTCGGCAACCACCCCGATCTCGACCGCGACGGGCTCGGTGTCGAGGTAAGGCGCGCCGATGATGCGCGGCTTGTAGCCGACCTGGCCCTGCGCAGCGAGCAGTGCCTGAAGGCCGGTCTTCTGCCCGTTGGCGGTGGTGGTGCCGATCACGTTGCTGGTGGTCTCTGCGTCGGTGGCGCCGGGCTCAACGCGTACCACGATGGTCACGGCCTGGGCCTGCCGGGAGATGGCCTTCAATGTCTTCGCCAGTGTGCCGGCCGCACCCGCCTTGCCGACGCTGCCGCCGGGGTTGGTGAGCAGCACCGGGGTGTTGAGCGGGAAGGCCGCCGGGTCGGCCTGCGGCGCGGTGGCCACGATGCCGATGATGGCCGTGCTGACGACGCGGATGGTCGCGCCGCCTTCGTCGACTTCGAAGACGCGTACGCCGTGGTGGTATTCGGTGGACATGGGGGAGTGCTCCTGTGGTGATTCGGGTTGCCTGGGGCTACTGGGCCGCGGGCGGTTCAGTGGTCGAGGTGGCTTGCGCTTCGGCGGGCTCTTGCGCAGACGCTGTGGGCGGCGTTTCGATCGGGGGGACGGAAAGGCTCGGCAGCAAGCCGGTGAGGGTCCGCTCCGACGGCTCGGCCATGGCGCCGGATTTCACGCGGTCGAGCAGTTCGTAGCAGGCAGCCCAGACTGATGAGCGCCACGCACGCAGCGCACGGCCCTCGTTCTGGAACTTGGGCACGGCGGGCTCTTCGGCGTAGGTGACGGCGGTCCTGATGTCGTCGTAGCCGAGCGATCGGGCCATAGCGTCCATGTATTCCTGCACGTAGCCGCGCAGGGACGCGATGCGGTCGTCGATGGTGCTGGGCGCCGGAGCTGGAGGCGGCGGCGGTACGACGGGGAGTTCAGGTGCCGGTGCGGGCGGCAGCGCTTCCAACGCCCATTTGCCGCGCACCATGCGCGCCCGCATGCCGCTGGGGATATGCGGCGGCACGGTTTCGGTTGCCAAGGCAGGGTTGAGCAGCGCATAGACCGGCTTGCCGGTGCGCTCCGTCGCGACGGGATCGAGCGGGTGCACGGACTCGCCCACGAGGAACCCGCTCTCGGGATCGATCAGATAGATGGTCTTGGTCATGCGGTTGGTGTCCGGGTCAGTAGCTGATCCACGCCGGGAAGGCCACGTTGCGGGGGCGCGCCTCCGAGCCATCCGAGTTGATCGAAATGCCCGTGCCGCTGTTGTTGAGCCAGATGCCGGTTTTCCTCGAATCGATGCCGACGTTGTGCGCGTGCGCGCCGTCGTAGTTGATGGGCCTCGGCGAGTCGATGCTGAAGTCGGAGTACTGCCCCGTTCCACGGTCCGAGTCCGCCACGTTCTGCGGGACTTGCATGCCGTGGTTGTGCGCCCCTTGCGAGTCGGTCCACCCGCCGTGCACGTGGCCGGGATCGTTCACATAGTGGCCGTGGCCGGGGTCCGTAACGCCGTGGGTGTGGGCGGCGTTGCTGCCGGCCTCGGCCGAGCGCAGCACGCGCGAGGCATTGACGCCTCGCCCGTTGTCCAGGCATCGGATGAACTCGCCGCGAAGATCCACGAGAGAGAACGTGCCGGAGCCGGAGAGTCCCAGCCGCGCGACCAGGTCAGGGTAGTTGGCCTGCTCATAGCTCACGTCGGCGCGCACGAGCAGATAGCCGGGAATGCTCGACGGGTTGTCGTAGCTGTACAGCAGCATGCCGGGCTGATGCCAGGGCGCGCGCACGTAAGCGGTGCCGTTCCAGACCATTTGCCGGATGTGCGGTGTCTGCACAGTGATGACGGGGCCGATGTTCACGGCGGGGACGGCGACGATGGGACCGCGGAACGCATACATCGGATGCGGGTCCGGGTCCGCGAAGTGGGCGGCGAGATCCGCGTCAGTGGCGTACTGAGGATGCGGATTGACCTTGGCCTCGTGCGCGGCCGTCGAGTCGCTGAGTGCCGCATTCAGCTCGGCCGCGGTGTGGCCCCAGCGCGTCCATTTCGTCGCGTCGCTGCTGGGCGGGACGTTGAGGCTCTCGCCAACGCTGCGCCACGTGGTGCCGGCGTAGCTGACATAGGCCACGTTGGCGGGATAGCTCAAGGCCGGGTCCCACGGCGTGACGTTGCGCACACGCAGATAGCGGGTGCGATTCGCCAGCTCGCGCGGCGGGCGGTTGTCGATGCCCGAGGGGCCACCGAGGACCGGGTCATCTTCCTCGATTTGGTAGATGCCGGTTTCCCACTGGTCGGTTTCGTTGAGATTGGCCATCAGGCGCTTCCGTGGTTGTAGGCGCCGTCACGTCGGGTGGCGCCGTTGTGGCTGTTGGCGACCGACGCGTACCGCAGCGCGACCAGATGGCAGCGCGCCGGCGCGACGGACGGCAGGAGCTTGCGCAGGCGCTCGGCCTGGGCGTTGGTGATGGGGCGCTGCAGAGCGACCATGTAGGTCGCCCAGGAGCTGGCAAGCGAGGCGTGCGGATAGACGCCGTTGCGGCGGAACGTTCCGTCGTGGGTGCGACCGCCGATGCGCTCGATGATGTCCACCTCGCCGAAGCCCAGCGAGCGGATCAGCAGTCGAATCGCCCAGGGCGTGCCTTTGTGCCGGTGGATCTCGATGGAATTCAGGATGAGCGCACGTTTGGCGTCGTCGGACCTCGCGTCCTGCCAGGCCTCCACGGAGAGCGTCCACGAGAGCCATGGCAGCAGCGGCGCGAGGCACAGCATGGCCGTCCACAGGTGCCGCAGGCCATCGGTGTCCAGATCCAGCGGTGACGCGCCCGCGAGCGCCAGCTCCAGCGGCGTGCGGTTGGGCGGCAGCAAGCGCTGCGACGGGGCGAGGCTAGACACGGACTACCTCTTCGAGGATGTTGATGCCCGTCACGCGAACCCACTGGGTTTTCGTGCACAGGATGTCCGTCGGCGGCTGCGTGATCTCGACACGGTCGACACCCGGCTGATGGAGCGCGGCGTCGATGCCGGAGTGAGGCAAGCCCTTGCCGAGCTTGCGGATCTGCTTGAGCCACTTCGCCAGCGCCGCCTCGCCGTTCTCGACGGCCACCTCGCCCGCAGGCCCTTCGTAGCGATACACCTTCGCCGTGATGGCGGTCTCGAAGATCTCCGCACCCTGTACAGGCACGCTGTCGCAAAGCGGGCGGATCTTCTCGGCGTTGAGCGCAGCGCTCACGGTGTTGAGCAGCGCTTCGGAAGCAACGCCGCTCGCGGACGTGGAAAGCACCGTGACGCGCACGGTTCCGGGGAGCGGGCTGTCGACTTGTGCGTCGGCCACCTCGGCGCTGGCCGTGAGGGCGTGGTAGCGATAGCTTTCCGTCGGGCCAGCCGTCGTGATCCCTTCGGGCGCGAGCTGGATGCGCTCGCGGAAGCGTTCGTCGTCTTCGTAGACGGCCTCTACCGGTGGCACCGCGTCCGGGTCAGCGGGCGTGACCAGCAGCCGGGAAACCCGATAGTTCGCCGCCAGGTTGTCAAGATCCGACTTAGTGGCGTATGCCAGCATGCAGGCTTTGGCGGCATCGTTGATGCGCTGGCGCATTTCCAGCTCTTGGTAGGCCTGCACCTGCAGCAGCTTCATCGCCGGATCGGATTCGAGCAGCAGCGTGTAGTCGAAGCCGACCTTTCTGCACTCATCCTGAAAGAGCGCGATGCGCTTGGCGAGGATGGCCTCGTAGTCCAGCGTTTCGATGACGGCCGGCGCGGGCAGCAGGGACATGTCCAGGCTCATGCGCCTCCCGCAACGGTGACGGTGAAGGTGGTGCTGTCGACGCTGTTGGTGTCGCGACGCACGATTTGGAGCTGGCACTTGCCCTGTGCGGTGAAGCCGACGCGCACGCTCAGCAGGCGGGTGCGTGGCTCCCACTTCATGATGGCCTGGGCGGTCGCCGCGATGAGGCGCAGGCGATTCGCCGCGGTGGCCGGGTGGTCGACCATCTGCGGCAGGTAGCTGCCGTAGTTGCGGCGCATCAGGCGCGTGCGGATGGGCGTCGTCAGGATGTCGTTTATGGACTGCCCGATGTGATCGCGACGCGAGAGCACCTTGCCCGTGGCCTTGGAGATTCCGCTCATGGCACGGGCTTCCCGCTGATCTCATCGCCGCCCTGCACGCCGGTCGTGCGGTGTTCCAGCAGGCTGATGTCGCCGGCGACGATGTCGCCGCCATCGGTCGTGATGCCATGGCCGTTGATGAAGGTCATGTCGCCGTCGATCTCGGCAGTCTTGCCGCCTGGGCCGGTGCCAGAGCCAGCCATGCCCGCGGTAAAGGTGAACAGACCTTGCACCAGCAACTGGCCGGTGGCGATGGTCTTCGGCGCGTCGAGCGTGATCTCCTGCGAATGCACCTTCGCGCCTTCGCTGGCCGTCACGTCTGCCGTCTTGCATTTCACGGTGATCGCGTCGGGAACCTCGATATCCGCGGTGCCGGCGGCGGGCAGCGTGACCTTTAGCTTGTGGGCGGCGTGGTCGTACTCCAGGACGGCGCCGTCGGGGTACTTCGTGACGGTTTTGTTTGGGTCGGCGCTGGGCGTGGGGTGGCTCTCGGTGGGCAGGCCCGGCAGCGCATAGCCGCCCTCGGTCATTCCGTTGGGTGAGAGGAACAGCACGCACTCGCCGACGGTCGGCGGGTTCCATGTGCCGGTCTTGCCTGCGCGCAGCTCGACGTAGGGCCGCCAGTCGGTGCTGCCCTTCTCTGTAAGCTGCACGCGCACGAGCGGCGGGGTGGCGCCATGATCGACGTCGGTGATGGTGCCCATGCGCACGACGTTCGCCATCTGGCGTTGCAGGTCGGCAAGAAGTTGCGGCGATTCGGTTGGTCCGGGCATGCGCCCAATGTGCCGAAAGGCTCTCGCGTGCGCGAGCGAACGCAACGGTGCATGCGGCGGGGACTGAAGGCGTTGCGCGGCGCCCTCGAATGTCAGCCGTTGGCGGTGACGTGGTGCAGCAGGATGTCGGTGACGGCGTCTTCGTCCGCTGGTGTGAAGCCCAGCAGCTCGCGCTTCGGATACTGCACGGTCGGGCTGTTCGGCTTGCGCCAATCGACCTTGTCGCGAAGGCCTCGCTGGTGCACGCGGGCGATGCGGGCGGACTTTTCGCCGATGTAGATCGTGGCGCTACCGGCCGTCGCGGCCTTGCGCAGGTACTGCGCGGTCCTCAGTTTTTCGAACATCTTGCGGCGGATCTCACCTTTCTTGTTTCGCAGCTGCTTGCGCGGCTTCCTGGGCTCGTAGGGCGTCCCGTCCGGATTGAGCTGCGCTCCGATGCGCTCCGCCTGGCTGCGGCGAAGGTAGGTCGAGATCTGCACCATGGCCGCGCGCCGGCGCTCGGGCGAAAGCCCCGCCATCAAGGGAGCGGCCCAGTTCGCGAGTCGGTTGAGCGCGTCGGCCACGATCAGCCTTCGTCCAGCGGGTGGATGCGCCACTCCGCCTGAAGGTCGAGAAGCGATTCGACCGGCTCGGCACCCGCGAGCACGGGCTCCCCGATGTGCCGGGTCGTGAGCCGGTTGATGCCGTCGACGGTGCCGCCTTGAACGGCGACGGTCTCGGTCAGGTCGATCTCGAAGCCGATGTCGGACGTGACGTGATCGATGATCTCCACCTCGAAGCGGAAGGCCTTCGTGCGCCGCTCGGGGTTCTCGAAGATGTCGGGCTGATTGCGCTTGAGCCAGGCCACGACGGGCACAACGATCACGTCGGTGCTGCCGCTCCAGTCCGTCACGACGATATTCAGCGTATACCGGTACTCGAAGGACAGCGCCGGCGTGCCCGTGTGGACGATGTTGCCGCGCTCGATGAAGACCGTTAGCTTTTCCGGGTTGGTGGCCAGCTCCGGGCACGCGCGGGTGATGTGGTCGCGCAGCAGCTGCGGCTTCTTCATGGTTCAGGGCTCGTTCGCCTTGGTGGCGGGGGTGTCGCCGAAGAGGGTGCGGTCGGCCCGGATGACGTCGCCGAGTAGCTGGATTCGTTGGTCGCGGTCGACAAGATCCGCGCGGAGCTGTTCAGCCACGCGTCGACCCTCTGCAAGGCTGGCGTCGAGTCGGGCCGCATGGCTTGCAAGACGGTCGCGCTCAGCTGCGCCGGCCTTGGACATAGCGAGGTACTGAGCGGCGCGCCCTTCGGCGGCGCGCTGCAGGCGCTCAGCATCAGCAATGCGAGCAGCGCCGTCGGCAGCAGCGGGTGCCTGCGCGGCGTGGAAGTCGTCGACGGCGCGGGTGACGGTGTTGGCATGGCCCTGTTCCTTGGTTCGGGAGGTGTTGGTCTCTTCGAGAGCGGCAGTGGCTCGGCTCTTCGTGTCGGTGTCCCAAGCCTGCTGTACCCGTGCGGCGCCGTGCCCATCGCCGACCCAGTACGCGGGCAGTGCCGAGGCAGCGGCGATCAGCACTGCGGCCGCCAGGGCGATCAGCGCGGATTTCATGAGGTGGACAGCAGGGCTTCGAGCGCCCGATTGCACCGCTCGACGCGGTCGGTACGGCCGGCCATCGCTGCGCCGTTGATGCGCGTGATGGCATCGAGCTGCCATCGGTCGGCGAGGGCGTTGAGGCCATTGGCCTTCCAGTACCACGCGCCGACCAGCACAGCGGCTTCCGGGTCCGCGACACGGTCCGGGTTCTGTTCAAGCGGAATGCCCAGGGCAGAGGCTGCCGCTCGATAGTTGCCGCGGCCGGTGAGGTGCGGGAGGCCTCGGCCGCGGTAGTTCCAACCATCGCCGCTGGCTTCGCTGCCGTTGCCGTTCCGGTTGGCATAGACCCTGTTCGCGAGCGCCTTGGGCTGGCGCGTGAAGGCTCGCGCCTTCTCGACTTCGCGCAGCGCGGAGAACATTTGTGCGATGCGTGCGGGGTCGGTGTAGTAGAGGTTTTCTTCCAGGCGGGTGAACCCGCTGGTTTCGTGGCTGTACTCGCCGATGAAGGCGGCCATTCGCCGGGGCGTGTCGATCTCGAAGCGATCGAACGCCGCGATCAGGTGTGGAAGCAGGACACGTGCGACGGTCGGCGTGATGCCGGCGGCAATGAGCTGGGGCAGGTTGAGCATGGCGGCTTCAGGTCTTGGCGGTGGTGTCGGCGCTGGCCGTTTGTTCGGGCGCGGCGGCCACGGGTGCCGGCACGCGCGGGAAGCCGATGCCTGCGCGGATCTCGGCGGCGAGTTCGCCGATATCGCGATCCTTGCGGCGTTCCAGCCACAGAAAGACCGCGGCCACGATCCACGGCCCGGGAATGCTGCAGAGCACGAAGACGCACCCCGTAATCACGAAGAAGCCCGCCTCGGGCGGGAAGGTGGCGAGCCGGGCGAGCGCGGCGCCGGCGGTGAAGACGTCGGGCTTGTGCTGCATGAGCAGTACGAGGGCGATGGTGCCGAGGATGAACGAGCTGGCCAGGCAACCCATGACGCGATTGATGAGGTCGTTCCACGCCTGGCCGGGGCGCAGTGGCACGAAGCGGATGCCGAGCCAGAAAGCGATCAGGCTCGCAATGACGGGCAGCGAGAGCAGGGCCAGCTTGTAGCCTGCAGCGGTGCCGGCAGCGGCGGCGGTGGTGGTGGGTTCGGTCATGGTGTGGCGTCGCAGGGTTGAAAAGGGCATGGCGAGTTCTCCTAGTCCCAGAGCTGCACGGTGTCGATGCGGGCAGCATTGGCGGGGAGGTCCGGCAAGACGACGGCGAGGCCGATCGGCAGGATCGGCCCCCGGTCTGCAAGGCCGGGGTTCATTCGGTACGTAGCCTCGGTGACGCCCGCCGTCGCGCCGAGGTGACGCAGGCAGAGCAGATCCACCGTGTCATGCTGCTGGGTGACAACGGTCCGCGGCATGGCTAGATCAGCTCGACGGTCAGGCGCGACGCGCCCAGGATGTCGCGCACCGCCCAGGTGGCATCACGGCGGTGGTGCTCGGCCTGGTCTTCGCGCGCTTCGTCCTGATCCTTGCGGCGCTCGCGCCCGGTGGTGTCGTAGTCGCTGTAGCGCTCGATCAGGTTGGCCTTGGCATGGCAGTACACGGCACGGCGGAAGCGCTGCACGTTGATCGACTCGCCGTCGACCTGCGGGGCGGGCACCGCGGCCAGCGAGGCGTGGCCTTCGTCCTCGCGGCTCTTCGCCCAGGCGGCGAGCTGGCCGATGGTGGCCGCAACCGCTTCCTGCACGGCCGGCAGCAGGCGCTGGGGTGTGATGGTGCCGTCCAGACGCATGGCGTCGCGCAGAGTCGCGAGGTCGATTTCGGGCCACCATGCGCCCGCGGAGACCTTGCCCAGCGGCGCGGGGTCGCTGGGCGGCGTGGTGCGCACGAGGGGTGGGGCTGCAGCGATGAGGGACATGGTTGGTCTCGGGCTCGGTATAGGTGGGCGGTGGCCGTGGCGCGTTGTGGTGATGGCTCAGCCTTTCACGCAGCGCCACGGGCCGCCCGGCACGCGGGGGTGCTCGGTTGCGCTACTTCGCGGCGGCGCGCTTGCGCGCCGGGGCCGTGGACTTCCTCGCCGGTGCCGCGTTCTTGCGGCTGCTGGCCGGCGAGGCCGTAGCGGGTTGTTCGGGTGGGGCGGCGGTCGATGCCTCGGCCGTCGGCTCGACGCTCGCGCCGGCCTTGTTGAGCGCGCGCTCGACGCGCTCGATGTCCTTCTTCACGCCGGCATTGCTGTCCAGCTCCAGCGCGCGCTGCAGGCGCGCAAGGGCCAGCGACAGCGCCCCCGGTTCGATTGCGGAAAGGTCGGGCTCTTCGGCCGTCTGCACCTTGCCGAGTGCGGCGTAGGCAATGGCCTTGTGCAGCTTGGCGCGGGCCTGGTCAGGCGCGTCCTGTTCGGCCGTCAAGGCATCGGCCTCGACGAGCAGCGCGGCCGCCTGCGCCCGTGTGCGGGCGGGGTCATCGTCGAGCGATACGGGCGCCAGATGCCGCACGTTCTCGGCGTCGAGTTGCACGAACAGGGGCGACCATTGGCCCTTCAGGTAGGCATTGGACAGTTCATCGATCACGATGGCGGCCGGGCTGCGCTTGTAGTCGTCGGCCATGGCCATGCGATGGCGGATGACATAGGCCGCGATGTCCAGGCCCAGGCGGTAGGCGCCGGCGTCGAACGCCCACACCATCACCGTGGTGAGCACCTGATCCACGGCGCCCCGGCCCGTGTCGAGCGAGGTGTAGATCCAGTCGAAGTATTCCGGCAGCAGCCGGGCCTTCATTTCGGCGCGGCGCTCGTGCGACTGGATTTGGGACAGGCGGTTCTTGTCCTGCGAGAGCTTGACGCGCATGAGTCCGTAGGCATCGCCCTGCAGCTCGACGCCGTAGGGGCTGGCGGCCTGGGCCTGTTCTTGCAGAACGCGCGCGCGGTGGCGCTGTGCGGGGCTGAGTGGGCGCATGGTGGTGTTCCGGGCTGGTGGGGAGGGCGCGGGGCCGAGGGCGGCCCGCGCGCGGTCTTTCGTCAGACTTTTGGCGCGGGCCTAGTTGGCGAGTTCGATGTTTTCCACGAGGGCCGCGCGGCCGTAGTCCTCGACGACATAGGCGTCGTTCGAAGATTCGTAGTTCTCGATCTGGTCGCGCTCGGGCACGTCCTTGATGTTTCGGCGACGTGCATCGCGCTGCCAGTACAGGGACAGGTTGGACAGGGTCGTCACCATCACCTTGCCGGCAGGGAAGAAGGGCACGGTGACGGCCTGCAGGCCGCCCACGCGCTTCTGGCTGATGATGATGTCGGCGGCCAGAGACTCGGTCGGAGGCTGGTCCTTGTTGACCAGCGGGAAGTACTTGTCGTGCATCAGCCCGCGGCCGACGACGGCGACGAGGTCCGGGTCTTCCTGATACCACGGGTCGAGCAGCGTGATGGCGTCGTACACGACGGCATCGAGGTTGGCGTAGTCGCTGGTCGCCTTGTCTGCGCCGACGATGACCTTGCCAGCCTGCTTGCTGCCCTGGGCGAGCACGTTCTCCGGCGCGTGCTCGCGCATGTGCTGCAGCCAGCCCTTGTTCACGTCCTGCAGCAGCGGGTTCGCGGCGAGGTCTGTAGTGGCGGCGATGCTGGTGCCGTTGAACCCGATGCAGATGCGGTCGAGCGCCTGGCGCCGGATGATGGCGTCTCGCAGCAGCGTCTGAAAGTTGGGGAAGCCGGCCCAGGCGTCGAGCTGCGCATAGCGGATGGCAGTGTCGAAGTTGGTCTGCACGCAGCGGTACTGGTTGTCGTCGAGCGCTGCGAGGTTGCGCGGCTTGCGCGTGCCGTTGCCGCTGGTGTCGGTGCGGCTCGCCACCGGACCGCTCACACCGACGCCGACCTTGGCGGCAATCTGCTCGGTGACGCCGATGACGTTGATGCGCTGAAGGAACGCACTCGATTCCTGCATCTTCGATTCGAGGGTCTGCTGTACGCGCGGCTCGACATTGAATTTCTGAACGACGCTCGCGACTCCGTTGAGGGTGGCCAGCTGAGAGAAGTAGGCGTCGATGGCCTGGCGAGTTTCTTTGCGCATGGTGTGTGCTGCCTGTGTGGTGTTGCGGATGAGGTGCTTGCGGTTGGTCGACTTGGCTCAGCAGTCGGTCTTCGTGGTGCCGTTGCCGCCTGTTGCCAGCGGGCGAGTGGTGCCGGTCGGCGTGGTGTCGAGGACCGAGTACTTGGCCTTCAGCTCGGCTACGGTGGCCAGCAGGTCGCCGATGGTCTTGTCGCGAGCGGACAGCTTCTGTTCGGTGGCGGTGACGTGGGCCGCGAAGGCGTCGCCGATCTGCTCGAAGCCTTCCGCGATGGCGGCGAAGCGCGCATCGTCGGTGGCGGTCTTCGCGCCGAACTTCGCCAGGGCGCCCGCGACGGCCGCGCGGAACTTGGCCAGGGCGCCTTCGTCGGGCGCGTCCTCGAATTCGAGGGTGAACTCCTCGGCGGCGGTGAAGAGGTCGTCGGGCTTGTCCTTGCGCGCGGAGAAGGGATTGGCGCTCGGGTTCTTGGCAGCGAACTCCAGCATTTCAGTGCCGAGGCTCGCAGGGTTGTCGGTGACGGCCAGGCCCACGAGATAGGCCTTCTCGCTGTCTGCGAAGCGCGGCCGAACTTCCATCGACGAATAGATCTTCTGGCGCTTCTTGTTGAGATCGATCAGCTCATCGGTGGGGGAGATCTGCGCGAAGAGGGCGAGCTTCTTCACGCCGCCGATCTCGACTTCGCCCGTCTTTACAGCGGTGACATCGCCATAGGCGCGGAAGTCGCTGTTCGGGCTGTAGCCGCGCATGTGCTCGATGTTGACGCGGGCGCCGTAGACGTTCGGGTCGTAGCTGGCGGCGATCTGTTCCAGCATCGCACGGTCGATGACGCGGCCGTCGCTGGTCGCGCCTTCGACGGCGACGCGGAAGAATTTGGAGACCGGCTTCTTTGCGGGTGTGGACATTGGTTGGCTCGCTGCTTGTTGAACGGGGTATCGCGTGGTGTTCGCGATGCGATGATCCAATGGTGTCGGTGCGTCCGTCCGCTCTCAAGCCGCCGCGCGTGTGGCTGTGGCGGGCACTGTTGGACGTTGTGGCGATGCTTCGCGCGCGCGGGCAACCTCGGCGGCATGCCCCTGAAATCCGCTGCGTCCGGCCGCACTCGCCGGACTGTTTCTGTCGCTGCGAAGAAGTCCGCGTCGCACAAGCGTGGACAGGCTTCGAAGGTCGCCAAGGTGGCGGCGCCTGCTGCCAATGTGAGCAGCGTCGCGAGCACTGCGGCGGGCCAGATTGCCACGTTGACGCCGCAGGCGCAACCCCGCACCGCGGCGCGGTTCCTTGCGTGGACGGGCTGGAAGGTCAAGCAGATCGCGGAGCACCTGGGCGTGCCGGCGTCGACGGTCTACGGCTGGAAGGAGGCCGACAAGTGGGACGACGCGCAGCCGCTCGACCGCGTGAACGGCGCGCTCGAAGTGCGGCTCATCCAGCTCATCCTGAAGACCGAGAAGACGGGCGGCGACTACAAGGAGATCGATCTTCTGGGCCGGCAGCTGGAACGCACGGCGCGCGTCGAGAAGTACCAGCAGACGGGGCGCGAGGGCGACCTGAATCCGAACATCGCGGCACGCAATGCAGCGCCGAAGCGAAAGCCCAAGCGTAACGAGTTCAGCGAAGACCAGATCGCGCTGCTCGAATCGAAGCTGCGCGAATCGAACTTCCCGTTCCATCAGACGTGGTTCGATCAGCAGTACCAGCGGCTGCGCGCGATCCTCAAGTCGCGGCAGATCGGCGCGACGTTCTATTTCTCGCGTGAGGCGCTGCTGTCGGCCGCGAAGGAAGGGCGCAACAAGCTCTTTCTGTCGGCCTCGAAGGCGCAAGCGCACCAGTTCCGCAGCTACATCGTGGATTTCGCCAAAGAGGTCGACGTCGAGCTCAAGGGAGAAAACATCAAGCTGTGGAATGGCGCGGAGCTGATCTTTCTGGGCACCAATGCGATGACCGCCCAGTCGTACCACGGCGACTTCTATTTCGACGAGTTCTTTTGGGTTCCGCGCTTCCGCACGATCAACAAGCTGGCGAGCGCGATGGCCTCGCACAAGCACTGGCGCAAGACCTACTTCTCGACGCCGTCGGCGATGTCGCACGAGGCCTATGGGTTCTGGACGGGCGACGACAGGAACAAGGGCCGCGCCAAGAAAGACCATGTCCGCATCGACACGACGCACAGGGCGTTGCGCGGCGGCGCGCTGGGCCTCGATCGGAAGTGGCGCGACATCGTCACGGTGGAAGACGCGGTCGCATTGGGCTTCGATCTGTTCGACATTGCCGAGCTGCGCGAGGAATACAGCGTCGACGAGTTCGCCAACCTCTTCATGTGCCAATTCATCGACGACAGCCTTTCGCTGTTTACGCTGGCACAGATGCAGGCCTGCATGGTCGACAGCTGGGAGACGTGGAGCGACGTCAAGCCGCTATGGCTTCGGCCCTATGCACATCACCCTGTGTGGATCGGCTATGACCCTTCGGACAAGGGCGATGCGGCGGCGTTGGTTGTCGTGGCGCCGCCGCGGGTGCCCGGCGGCAAGTTCCGCATCCTGCACCGAGAGCAGTTCAAGGGCTCCGACTTCGAGGCCCAGGCCGAGGCGATCCGGCGCGTCACGCAGCAATACAACGTCGTGCACATCGGCATCGACAAGACGGGCCTTGGCGCCGGCGTGTTCCAGATCGTCGAGAAGTTCTTCCCCCAGGTGAAGGGCTACCAGTACAGCATAGAGGTGAAGCAGCGCCTGGTGCTGAAGGCGCAGCAGGTGATTCACAAGGGCAGGCTCGAGTTCGATGCCGGGTGGACCGACATCGCGGCGTCGTTCATGGCCATCAAACGCGTGCTCACGGCCAGCGGCCGGAATGTGACCTACGACTCAGGCCGGTCGGAAGAGACAGGGCACGCGGATCTTGCGTGGGCAACGATGCACGCGCTCGACAACGAAACACTCGCCGGCGACGTCGTCGGCGGCAGCTCTCGCATGGAGATTTTTGGATGAGCAAACGAAAGGGCACGCACGCCCACCGATCGACCCACGCCGCGCCGCTGGCCAGTGCTGGCGCCTCGGGCGCTGACCTGATGACGCAGTCGGGCAGTGGCGCTGTCGCGGCCTTCAGCTTCGGCGACCCTGAGCCAGTGAGCCGCATTCAGCTGCTCGACTACGTCGAGAGCATGTTCAACGGCCGCTGGTACGAACCGCCGCTTCCATGGGAAGGGCTGGCGAGCGCGTTTCGGGCGTCGCCGCATCACGGCTCCGCGATCTTCCTGAAGCGCAATCTGCTGAAGACGATGTTCATCCCGCACCCGCGGCTGTCGAGTGCGACGTTCGGCGCGATGGCGCTGGATTTCTTGGTCTTCGGCAATGCTTACGTCGAGCAGCCGCGCGCCGCGACTGGCCGGCCGCTGGCGCTGCAGCACGCGCTGGCCAAATTCACGCGGCGCGGGGAAGAGGAGGGCCGCTACTTCTTTGTGCGTGGCTGGCATCAGGAGCATGAGTTCCCCGCCGGCTCGGTGTTCCATCTTCGGGAGGATGACGTCAATCAGGAGGTCTATGGCCTGCCCGAGTACATCAGCGCGCTGCAGTCGGCCTGGCTCAACGAGTCAGCCACGATGTTCCGGCGCAAGTACTACGCGAACGGCTCGCACGCGGGCTTCATCCTGTATCTGTCGGATGCCCAGGTCAGCACCACCGATGCGGACGCGTTGCGTGAGGCGCTGAAGGGAGCGAAGGGGCCGGGCAACTTCCGGAACCTGTTCCTGCATGCGCCCGGTGGGAAGTCCGACGGGCTGAAGCTGATCCCGGTCAGCGAGGTGGCCGCGAAGGACGACTTCGCGGCGATCAAGAACGTGAGCAAGGACGACGTGCTCGCTGCTCACCGCGTGCCGCCTGGCCTGCTCGGCATCGTGCCCACCAACGCCGGCGGCTTCGGCAATGCACCCGACGCGCTGGGGGTGTTCATCGACAACGAGATCCGGCCCCTGATGCAGCGCTTTCGGGAACTCAACGAGTGGGCAGGGGAGGAACTGGTGCGGTTCCTCGTGCCGGAGCGGAAGGCCGCGTAAGGCCAGTGAACTACGCGCCCAGACACTCCGGGTGCCTTCCTACGATTGCACAGTTGCGACTAGGGGCGTATGGGAGAGGCCCAATGTCTCCTGATCCAGAGTGCGCGCTACTTGGCGAGCGCGAAGAACTGCGGCCGGTTGGCTCCGGCCGCGTGCACGGTTTGCAGAGTGAGCGTGCCGGTGCTCCGGTCGATCGTAAAGACCGAGATCGTGTTGTCGCCCTGGTTCGCCGTATAGGCGAACCGGCCTGTGCGATCCACGGTGACGGAGTTGGGCGTGTTGGCGCCGACGGAGAACGGCTGGCCCGGTACGGCCGTCAGCGCGCCGGTTCGTGGGTTGATGGCGTAGGCCGAGACGTTGTGGGAATTCCTGTTCGCAACGTACACGAAGCGTCCGGTCGGATCGATGGCCATGCCAAAGGGCGTGTTACCGGAGGGCACCGAGCCGATCGAAGTCAACGCGCCTGTGGTCTGGTCAATGGAATAAGCGCGCAGGGTGCCGGGGTTGTTGCCAGTGCTCACGTAGGCGAAACGGCCGCTGGGCTCGGCCGCGACGTCGACGAAGCCGCCGACTGGCAGCGCAACCGACGCGGGTGGCGAGATCGGAACGCCGGTACTCTGATCCAAGCGGAACACTTCGATAGACGCGCCGTTGGGCACGAACGCGAATCGCCCCTCGGGATCGAAACCTAACTTGCGACTGTTGCCGCCGGCCACGGCCACGGCCGTGCTGCCGTCGAGATCGCCGGTGGTGGCGTCGATATTGAGCCGATGGATCTGCCCATCGCCGATCACGTAGGCAAAACGTCCCTTGGGTTCGACGCCGACAAAAACCGGGCTCGTGCCGACGCCGGTGGTGAGATTGAGGTTCTGCGAGAGCGTGCCGGCGGGGTCGATGGTGGATTGAGTGACGCCTTCGGTCCCGACGTAGACGCTGGTGTAGAGCTTCTTCCCCGAGGGATGCGCGGTCACGTGCTGGGGCGTGCCTGCCAAGGGGTACGCAGTGGCTGCCGACAAACTGCCATCCGGAGAAACGGTGTAGGCAGTCAGATTGTTCGATCCCTCATTGGCCGCAAAGCCGAAACGGTCGGCTCCGGCCTCCGAGCAATTGACCGTCACCGAGCTCACCGCAGCCCCTGCGATCGTCCCGAAGGCCTGTTTCGCAACACAGACCTGCAGCGCCGTGGGCTGCGTCTTCACGGTCACGCCGTACTCGGCACCGTCGTCCAGCGAAGTAGCGAAGCTGAAGCTGCCGTCGGCTGCTACGGGTAGGTCGTCACCTGCGTTGTTCTGGAGCACCAGCCCGCTGCCTGCCAGGCCGGTGACGGTGCCGCCGACAGTGAACTTCAGCGCGCCCGCTGGCGGCGCAGGGGGAGGCGGCGGCGGCGGTGGCGGGGGTGGCGGGGGTGGCGGCGGCGCGTCGCCTACGCCGCTGTTGGCCGGAGGAAAGGGACCAAAGGAGAAGCCTCCGCCTCCACCGCCGCCGCACGATGTAAGCATCAAGGGCACGGCGATGGCCAGGGCGAGGCTCAGGCGGGTGCGACAGGGCAGTGGCGGCATTTCTTTTACTTTAGGAAACAAATGTGGCGGCGATGTTATCGGGACACGCTGCCATTTGCACGCCCCGCGGCTGGCCGCCACTTCGTGCCAGATGCTGTCGAATTCAGCCACTTCGTCCAGCGTCGCACCGCCGTGGTGGTTTGGATGACGCAGATTCGCGCAGATGGCCTCCAAACACGACTTGTTCGCTCAAAGGTCCCCTGGCCCTTGCCTTGGGCCGCTCGGCCTCTCCATGGGGCTGCCACGGGCCTCTTGGCGACCCCCGCCGCCTCCCCGACCGCCCCCCGACGCGGCTCGCCCGTCCCCGCCGGCGCGCGGTCTAGCCCCCACCGAGCCCGCACGCTTCAGGTGTTGGTTTTTACGACTTGGTCGGCCTTGCTCCGGGTCGCATGAGGCCTAGCGCGCCGGCCCCGCGGGAAGGGTTGGCTTTATTGCCCGTTTTTACGACTTTCCCGCGCTTTATTTGACTGCGACATGAAGCGGTGCGCGGAGTTTCATTGCAGGGGAATTTCGGTGCCGTCGACGGCCACTATGACGCCCGGCGAAGCCTCGTTAATCTCGATGGGCACGCCCATGTGCTTGGTGGCGCTCATGTCTCGCTCGCCCGGGATGGTTATGAGCTGCAGGCAGCGCACGTACTCTTCACGTTGCGCAGGGCTCAGAACAAACTTCCGGGGGTAAGCGTTGTTGTGGGCTCTCCAGTGTGCGGAGAGCTTGTCGGTCATTTGTAAGTACAGGGTGGTCATCGTTCAGTCTTTGGTTCACTCGTCGAGGGCGTGACAGGCGTCAAAAAACCCCGTGCGTGACATATTTCACAAATACCGCCGCAGATGCGCGTATGGTGAAAGCGCTTGCTGCTTGCGCCAATCATCAATCTCGGTGCCACGCTTGTGCCGAGTATTGGAGACGCGCATGGATGGCGGTATGCACATCCACACCGGCAAGACCGGCGTTTGGACTATTTCGATCCTTCAAGAGAAGGTCGCTCACGGTGGCTATTCAGCATCGGCAGAAATCAACCTCAAGGGGCAATGTCGATGCAAGCTGGTTCTGGCCGCTCCCGAACTGTCAGCGCAAGCCGGTCAAGAGAAGCTAAAGCAAAAGTGCATCGATTGGATCAATAAAGAAGAGGCCGAGGGTCGCGACCTGAGTCATTCCTCCGAAGCCGAGGAAGCATAGGGCGACTCAGTCTGCTGCAGATGCGCGCCGGACCTCGACCGGACCGATGCCACTGTAGACCGTGGTGTTGTCCTTCAGCGAAGTGACCGTCCAGCGCTCGGCGCCGTGGCCAGGCGTGACCTTGTAGTCGCCCGGCGCCAGCGGCAGGGCGCGCTCCTCGCGCGCGGTGCTGCTGTACCAGGCCGGCGTGTAGAGGACGGTGGACTCGGAGGGGAAGATTTCAGCTTGGCTCATGGCCGGATTGTCTCTTTCGTTACGGACCGCCTTGCTCGACAGGAATCACCAGCCAGACCTGCCGATATTCTGCAGTGCCGTCGTTTCCGGTATCGAGCTCGATGCCGGAGAGCAAGATGCCATTGCCCTTGTACGGCAGTAAGGTCGGATCGGTAATCCGCCCGGCTGAACGAGCTTGAGGCAGTCCCCAGTTCTCGAACAACATCACTTCTGTGAGATTGCGCCCTGAATTGTTCTTGTCGCGGTCGGACTCACGAATTTGCACGGACACACGCATCGGCGCTTCTCTCTGGCTGGATCTCAGGCGCAAGCCGTGGCGCATGAGGAATGTCACATCCGCTAAGAACATCTAAGGCACCAGCGGCTCATCTTGGCTCTGTGGCTTCGGTAAAAGACCCGGCAGCTCATGCATAACCGCGCGAATGTGGTCGCCCGCATTCCGGTCCCAGTCGCCGTACAGGTCGCCGATGCGCGCACAGCGCCCGGCGACCTCATCGGCGAAATCACGCAGGGTGGGGCGCATCGGATCGCTCGGGCCGAGCTCACCGACCCTGCGCGCCATTTCCACCAGCTCAACCTCTATTTCCATCAGGTGCTCACTGGGGCAGGGCTAGAAGGGCAGGCGTCCATAGAGCGCCCTGATGCGGTCGCCGGCGTTGCCTTTTTTCGGGTGCCCGAACCCGTCGGCCGTCGCGGCGCACAACTCGACGACATTGAAAGCGAATTCCTGCAGGGCAGGATCCAGCTTGTCGCCATTCATGATGATCTCGGCGCGCGTCGCCAGCTTCTCGAACTCGCCCGCAGGGTCGCGAACGAGGTCTTCGTGATCGGAGCTGCAGCTCTTGAAGTGGACGGCGGCAATCTCTTGGGCAGGCTGGCCGCCGACGACCCGGTACAACGCGAGACCTTGGGAGAACAGGTCTTCGTAGTCGCCATGGCCTTTGGCCAGGAGCAGCCACTCAGAGGCGAAGAGGGAGGCCCAGGCGACGTAGTCCGGCTGCGGGGTGATTTCAGGCATTTCAAGCTCCTAAAAGTACTGTATGGATTTACAGTATCTTCCCAGGGTTTATGACCGTCAACCGATTTCCCGACGCAGAATGTCAGTCATGTGTACTCGTTACATATCGCCCGAGGATCGCGAGATAGAGGCCGCCTGGTACATCGGCGCCCGCAGCGCAGAGCGCTGGCTGCGCAGCATGCGGCCGATGTACACCGGGGCGTTCATGCGCCGCGCCGTTGACAAGACCGAGTACGAGCGCGAGATCGCGGTGGGGCAGTGGTCGCTGATTCCAGCCTGGTCGAGCAGTCATGTCCCGACGGCGCCGCCGCGCAAGGGCGAGACGAAGGGCAAGGAGCTGGCCACGCACAACGCCCGCTTCGCCGGCATCGAGAAGAAGCCGGCCTTCAAGGACGCATGGAAGCTCAGCAGGCGCTGCATCATCCCGGCCTGGAGCTTCGATGAGCCGAACTGGGAGTCGGGCAAGAACCAATGGTGGCGCTTCCGTCGCGCGGACGGCCGCCCCTGGGGCCTGGCCGGCCTGTGGAGCACCTGGAAAGATCTGGAGACGGAGAAGGTGTGGGAGAGCTACACCATGCTCACGATCAATGCGAACCTGCACCCGATCATGTCTCGCATGCACAAGCCCGAGATCGACCGGACGACAAAGAAGCCGCTCGAAGTGCAGGACAAGCGCTCGGTGGTCGCGATCGAGGAGTACGACTTCGACCGTTGGCTGACGTGCACGCCGGAGGAAGCGCGAGAGATGGTGCAGCTGATTCCGGTTGACCTCATCGACGCGGGGCCTGCCGCGGCGGAAGAGCTTCGAGAGGCGCAGGTCGCCCCCTCTGATACCGACGAAGAAGAATTGCCGTTCTGAGCGGCGGCGGCTCAGTGCAGTCCCGGCCGGCGGCGCGGTGGGGGTGGCTCGAATGGTTCTTCAAGCTCGTAGCCTGGCACTTCGTAATTGAGCGTCGCGAAAGCCACGGCAGCGGCCTCGCGCGGATCTCGATCGACGTGGAAGGGGTAGAGCGTTGCGGTCAGCCCATTCAGCCAATGCTCATCGATTTCGTCGTTACACAACTCGTGGAAGGCGTCCTTGAACTCACGCCACCAAGCCTCCGGTTTCATCGGAGCGGCATCGGGCTTGGCGAGCTTGCGCATGGCCGCATGCTACTGCTGGGGACGAATTCCGAGTGTTGCCAGCCATGGCCAAGAGGCGTACTTGTCGCTGCGATGGCGAATGTGCGTATAGCGCCGCAATGAACTCCACGTCCGGTGCCCCGAGACGGCCGCGACGTTGGGGATGTTCCAACCCAATTCGAAGAGGCGGCTGATGCCGTCGTGGCGCAGGTCGTGGAAGTGCAGATCCTCGATGCCGAGTAGGGCGCAGGCGTCTGTGAATACCCGGCTGATGGTGCCGCTGTCGTAGGGAAAAATGCGGCCAGTCTGCCCGACTTCTTTACGTCGGTTGAGGATGATGGCCAGCGCCTCAGGCGTCAGGCCGCAACGGACATCGTTGCCCAATTTCTCGCCCGGGTGCTTCATGTCCCGCACCCAGATATCTGGATGCACCTCATCGAGATCTTCGAATGTCTGCCGGGTGATCTCGTCTTGGCGTCGCGTGCTGAAGATCGCGTAGCAGACGATCTCCTGCATGGGGATCGATCCCTTGCGGCGGTTGCCGAAGAGGGTCATGAGCTTGTCCAGCTCTTCGAGGGTCGGGCGCCTGTCGCGCTGTCTGGATTTCGAAGTCAGGCCGAGCGCCTTGCACACCTTGCGCGCGTCGTTGATGACCTGGGCATCGAGCTGATAACCCCAGGCCGGCCGCGCCAGTTGGTAGACCGCCGAGATGTGAGACAGGTAGTTGTCGGCCGTCTGCGGCAGGACGCCGAGGTCCTTTGCGAACTGCACCCAGTCGGCGCTGGTGATGGTCGAGCCGCGGCGCTTTGCGAGGCTGGTGGCCGCCACGGCGTTGAGGACCTGGGCTTTGGTTTTCCCGATGCCTTTGCGGTACTCGGCGACGTACTTCTGGATGGTCTCTGCGAACGTGGGGTCGGGCGCCTTGAGTTTGGCCAGGGCGCCGGGCTGGGCCAGTTCGGCTTCCCGGTTCTTCAGCCAGAGGCGAGCGGCCGGCTCGCGATCGAAAGTCTCGGTCTCGCTATGAACGATGACGCCGCCTTCCTTGATTCGGATGCGGGCCATGTGCGCTACGCTCCCGTCTAAGCGCTTGCGCTTCGTGATGGTTCCCAA